AGGACCGAGCGAAGCCGAAAAACGACAAGCGGCTAAAGATCGAGAAGAACTGCGGAAAAAAGCCGAAGAAGATAGAAAGTTTCGCGAGCAGCAAATCGCCGAGCAGAAATTACAAGCCGAAGAGCAACGAAAAGATCGCGAAAGCATGATCATGCAAATGGCTGCTAACGCCCCTGCTCCGGGGGCGCAAGTCGATCCCGGCGCACCACAGGATGATATAGAAAAAGAAATCTTGAGGCGCAAGGGCATGAAGAAATCCATCCTCGCCGGGGAATCCTCGCAGGCTCCGATTACGACCGGCTACTCGACTCTCGGTTGATGCAGTTTTGACTGATACCAATGACCGGAAAAAATCCCGAACTCGTCGAGAAGGTAATCCAAAGGCACCAAGAAATGGTGCAGCAGCGCACCACTTGGGAAACCTTGTGGGAGGACATCGCGAAGTTCGTGATGCCACGGAAAGCCGGTCTATTCACCCAGCAGTCGCAGCCGGATATTGCTGATGAGACGGCGCTATTTGATGCCACGGCGGTTCGGGCAAACATGATTCTCGCGAACGGCCAACTCGCGTGGATGACCCCGATGGAGAGCCGCTGGTTCTCGATGGACGCACCCAAAGAAATGGAGTCCGAGGACTCGGTCGAACAATGGTTCAAACGCTGCACGGAAGTCGTGCAGTCCGAACTCACGCGGTCGAATTTCTACACCGAGATTCACGAACTCTATCTAGACCGTGGCGCGTTTGGAACGGCGGCGATCTTGGTCGAGGCCGGTCGCAATTCCCCGCTCAATTTTACCAAGCTGGACATCGGTTCGTTTGCGATCTCCGAGAATGACGAGGGCTATGTGGACACGCTCTCCCGCGAATATGAGATGACTGCCCGGCAGGCCGCGCTCAAGTTCGGCGTCGAGGCGCTTCCCGAGGGGATGCGGAAGGAACTGGAGGCGACGAAGTCATCCAAGAAATACACGATCATCCACATGATCTATCCCCGGGGTCCGGGCGAGATCGAACTCGGTAAGAAAGATGCGAACAACAAACCGTATGCGAGCGTCTACATCGAGAAAGCCTCGCGCCATGTGCTGATGGTTTCGGGTTACGACGAGCAACCATTCTTTGTCACCCGCTACCTCAAATGGAAATCCTGCGAAGCCTATGGCTACTCGCCATCGTGGACCGCGCTGCCCGAGTGCAAGCAACTCAACTTTCTTGAAAAGCAACTCGACTCGCTCGCCGAGATTCATGCGTTCCCGCGCATTCTCATCCCAGCAGGATTCGACAACGACATCGATCTTCGCGCCGGGGGCGTGACCTATTTCGATCCCAACAACCCCTCGGCGATGCCGAAGGAATGGGGAACCGGCGGGCGCTACGACATCGGCGTGGACCGGGCAAACCATAAGCGCGAAGCGATCAACGAGGCGTTCCATGTAGACCTCTTCAAAATGTTCGCGCAACTTGAAAAGCAGATGACCGCCCGCGAGGTGGCCGAGCGCAGCGCCGAAAAGCTCATCCAATTCTCGCCGACCTTTGCCCGGATGACGACCGAGCTATTCAATCCGATGCTCCGCCGGGTTTTTGCGATCCTCGCCCGCCAAGGCAAGTTCCCTCCCCCACCCCAGCAACTCGCGATGGTCGGATTCATCCCCGAACCGGAGGTGTCCTACAACTCCCGAATCGCGCTCGCGATCAAGCAACTCGAAAACGCCGCTTTTGTTCGCACCAGCGAGATGCTTCTGCCCTACGCGCAGATCAAGCCCGATATGCTCGACAACTTTGATTTCGACGAGATCACCCGCGACATGGCCCGAAACGATGGTCTCCCCGCTCGCTGGCTGATGGACGAGGAAATGGTCGCGCAGACCCGCGCAGCCCGCGCCCAAGCCCAGCAAGCCGCCATGCAGGCCGAGCAGATGGAACGCACCGCTGCGGCCCTCGGCAAAGCGGGCAGCGTGCGGCAGGATTCCGCTCTCGCCGGAATGCTCCCCGGCATGATGGGACAAGCGTGATGGCTCCCGAAGACAAAGCCGCCGCTCTTTGGCGCGAGCGCGAGCGCCAGAAGATCACCAACGCCTACCACCGCGTGTTCACCTCCAAGGAAGGCCAAGCGGTCATCGCCGACCTCAAGGCGCAGTTCGCGACCGAAAGCCAAGTCTTCCTGCCTGGTTACGATTTCAACCCCGTGGTCGCTGCACTCCGCGATGGCCAGCGCGGTGTGATCCTTCACATCGAAGCGGTCCTTCGCAGGCCGGTCATCGCGGACGGCGACATCGAAACTCCCAAACGAAAGATCAAAAAATGAGTAAGAAAACCGAACCCAAAAACGACATCCCGCCACGCCCCGAAATGGACCCCATGCTCGGCGATAAGACCATCGAACTTGTCGAGTGGCTGCGCGACTACGCGCCCGAGGAATTTCAGAAGACCTACGCCGGTCGCGAGACCCATCTCGGTTACCACCCGCATCAAGACTGATGCGCGGTTTTGACTGATACCATTATGGAAGAAACCATCGACACCTCCTCCGAGCAGAGTCTGCTCGACACAGGAGCCGACAGCACCAACGCCGCAGCGCCCGCCGCTCCGGAGACAACAACCACAACGCAACCCTCAACGCCTTCGACCGGCTGGGTAAATCCAGACGGAACCTTTGGTGACAAGTGGCTCGATGCCCTGCCCGATGATGCGAAGGACTACAAGGACACGCTCTCGAAATACAAAAGCGTTCCCGACATGGCGAAGGCACTCGCGAACGCGAATGCGTTGATCGGGAAAAAACTCGGCGTTCCGAACGAGAAATCCTCGCCCGAGGAAGTCGCCGCCTTCCGCCGTGCGATGGGCGTTCCCGAGTCGTTGGAGGAATACAAGTTCGCTCCCGAGGCACTCCCCGAGGGCATGACATGGAGCGACGACATGGCGAAGCCCTATGCGGAGATCGCCCACAAGCACGGCATCCCGCCATCGGCCATGAAGGAACTCGTCACGCAACACGCGAAGACCGAAATGTTCAAGTTGGAGGCAATCCAAGCGACCTACGAGAAGCAGCGCACCGAGGCCGTGCAGACTCTGCAAAAGGAGTGGGGAAATGATTTCGGAAAAAACATCGGACTCGCCAAGCAGGCTGCGAAGCTCGCGGGTGTGGACGCGAACTCACATGGATTCAGCGATCCGGAGGTCGTGCGAGGATTTGTTCGCATGGCGCAAATGATGAGCGAGGACAAGGTCGGTCGCTCGATGGGCGGCACCGAGTTTATGACCGGATCAGCCCGCGCCAAGGACATCATGTCGAACCCCGAGAATGCTTGGCACAAGCGTTACATGGAGGGCGACCGAGAAGCCGCCGCGCTTGTCACATCCTTGCTCAAGCAGGGATGAAAAATCGCAGGGTGGAGAAATGGTATCTCACCAGATTCATAATCTGGAATTCCGGGTTCAACTCCCGGCCCTGCTAATTTTTTGACTGATACCACGGAGTGTGCTACACACTCCTCCGTCAGAGCAGACACCTCTTCGTTGAGCCTGCTCCCTAATACCCGCCGCCGCTGACCCCTCACGGGACACTCGGAAAAGCGAAGGGAGCAAATGAACCATCAGTTTCGACTGATACCAACCAACTCAACACAAGGAGAAAAAAATGGCTAACCAAAACGGCGTTCTGACGAACATCCCCGACCACTTCACGACCCAGTTTGATTCCAACTGGAAACACCTCGTTCAGCAGAAAAATTCCAAGCTAAAAGAATATGTGACCATCGATTCCATCGAAGGAAAAGAGAAGTCCTACAATCAAATCGACCCAGCCACAATGACTGCAATCGAGCATCGCTCCGGCGACACTCGGATCAGCAATCAACCGATGGCCAAGCGTTGGATTCGTCCAACCCAATACGATACCGCGAAGCTCATCGATGAGTGGGACGAGCAGTTGCTCGGCGAGGTTGTGTTGCCAACTAGCCCGATCATCCAATCCCACGCTGCGGCTTACGGTCGCACCTGCGACTCGATCATCATCGGCGCTCTCGGTGGCACCGCTTATACCGGCGCTACCGGCACCACCGCGACCACATTGCCTACCGCCCAAAAAGTGGGCGTGCAATATGTGGAGACCGGCACCGCCGCGAATTCCGGCCTCACCATCGCCAAACTCCGCCGCGCCAAATTCATCCTCGACGCAGCCGATGTGGACGAGGAGGAGGAGCGCATCATGGTTGTTTCGGCTCGCCAGCTTCAAGACCTGCTCCGCACGACTGAAGTGACCAGCGCCGACTACAACACGGTTCGCGCCTTGGTGGACGGAAACTTGAACACCTTCATGGGTTTCAAATTCCGCCGCACCCAACTCCTCGGCCTCACCTCGACGGTTCGCTCCTGCTTCGCCTATGTGAAGTCCGGAGTCATCCTCGCCGAGCGCGGACTCAAGACCCACATGGACATCCGCACGGACCTCTCGCACTCCCTTCAAATCCGTTCCGTGGCCAGCCTCGCTGCTGTTCGCATGGAAGAGAAGAAGGTCGTCGAGATCGCCTGCGACGAAGCCTAACCAAGCCCCGCTGGCAGACCGGGAAATGTCTGCCACCCCTTTTTAACCTGCGCCAATGACCGATATCCAAATCTGCAATCTGGCCCTCGCCCGCCTCGGTGATTCCCGCATCACCGCACTCACGGACGCGACCGCGCAGGCGCAGTATTGCTCTCTGTTCTACACGCAGACGGTCGAGGAACTCCAAGCCGAGTTCGATTGGCAGTTCTGCCGCAAGCAGGTTTCCCTCACCAGCGGCACGGGTCCGCTCACCGGCTACATACTTCAATACACCCTGCCGACCGATTTTTTGCGGGTGCTTCGTTTTGGGAATGTGGATTCCAACGAAAACTTTGGCGTGTGGGAAATCGTCGCCGACAAAATCCACACCAACCGCTCTTCCCCGGTTGTGCTCGATTACATTGCGTCCGTGACCGATCCGGCGAAGTTCCCGGCGTTATTTGTCGAGCTACTGACAATCAAATTGGCCGGACTCCTCGCCATGCCGCTGACCGGCTCGAAAGACCTGTTCGGCCAAATGGCGGAACTTTTTGGCGCAACCATGCAGAAGCCCGGACTCCGCTCGCTTCTCATCAACACGCAAGCGCCGAAGACCACGACCTCGGCGGCGAATTCCGTGACCGAGATTTGCCGACAAGCCATCCTCCGGGTCGGGTCGCTGGAAGCCTTCAAGCCTTACGGGGAACCCATGCTTCTCGCGCAGTCGCTTTACGAGCAGACCCGCGATGAACTTCTTGGGGATTTTGATTGGGCTTTTGCCCGCGCCACCCCGGGACTTGTTGCTGATGCCTTTGGACCTTTTGTCGGATCGGGGGGCTACACCAAACGATACCTCCTCCCAACTTCCATCCTCAAAATCTGGCGCGTCGAGAACATAGACTCTGCGGAGAACCTCGGACAATGGGAAGTCGTTGGGCAGTATTTGCATACCAACCTCGGAACACCCGTCCGACTGCTTGTCACCGAGATAGTCACCGATGTGACCAAGTTCCCTCCCATCTTCACTCAACTCCTCACCACAACCCTCGCGCTTAAATTGTGCGGGATTATCGAATCCAAATGAAATACGAAGCCCTGTTCCAAGAACTTCAATTCTTGATGGCAAAACCGGCCTTGCTGGAAAACATCGAGTCGGTCGCCAACTATAGTGGCACCCTTACCGCAACCGCCTCGGAACTTATTCGCCAAGCGATCCTTCGGGTCGGCAATGCCGAAACCTACAAGAATCAAGGCCAGCCGTTTGTGTTTGCCGCCAAGTTCTACCAGCCCACCATTCTGGAAATCCTTTCCGAATTCGATTGGCGGTTTGCCCGCCAGCAAGTGGGAAGCGTGGGAAAAGATGCCGTTAACCCAGTGACTGGCTACGATTTCCGATACCCCGTTCCCGCTGGATCGTTGAAAATCATGCGAATCAACGGCATCGATTCGGCGGAAAATTTTGGAACATGGGAGGAAGTTGGCGCGTTCATCCACACCAATCTTGCCACGCCGATTGCCATCGACTACATCGCCCCCCCCGCCAGCGACACCACTTATCCGGCGATCTTCAAGGAAATGGTCGTGGTCCGCATGGCCTACAAATTGGCGATGGCAATGGGGCTGGGCGATCAAGCGGTCGCGGCAATCAAGGAATTTGAAACGCTCGCCGAACGCTCTTCCTTGAAACGCGAGATCGAATCCATCGCGGACTCGATGGCGTCCAATACCATCACCACCCGCACACAAATTTGCAAGCAGGCGATCATGCGGTTGGGGTCTTCGGAGACCCTCATCAAGCAACCGATGGTATTTGCCAATTCATTCTACGACCAGACCTTGGAAGAACTGCTTTCCGATGTGCCGTGGGCTTTTGCCAAAAAGCAGTTGAGCATCACGGCGGATGCCGCTGCGCCGACCCAAGGATTTACCAAACGCTATGCCCTGCCCAGCGATTTCCTGCAACTCATCCGGGTGGAAAACATTGATTCCTCCGAGAATTTTGGCCAATGGGAAATCGTTGGTGGGTATCTTCACACGGACCTCGGTTCTCCTGTCAAAATCGACTACACTTGGAAGCAAACCGATGTGACCAAGTTTCCTCCTCCTTTTACGGAAGCTCTGATCGCCCGCCTCGCGGCCAAGATTTCCATGCCGCTCACGCAAAAAGGGGAAATCGCACAAGCCATGGCTACTCTCGCCATCGAAACGATGTCGCGACCAAGCATCCGCATCCTCATCGAAAAGTCGGCCAAACCTCGCACTACTACCGCCGCCAACTCGGTTTCCGAAATTTGCCGCCAAGCCATCCTGCGAATCGGCACCGCCGAGGCTTTCAAACCTTACGGGGAGCCAATGGCGATTGCTACCAGTCTTTACGACCAGACCCGCAATGAGGTGCTTTCCGACTACGATTGGCAGTTCGCCCGGGCGCAAGCCACGATCAACGCCGACCCGACCGCCCCGGCGTTTGGTTACAGTAGGCGCTATGCCCTCCCAACCGGCACCCTCAAGGTGCTTCGCGTCAACGGCGTGGACGAGGACGAGAACTTCGGCAAATGGGAAATTGTTTCCGGTTACATCCACACAAACGAAGTTTCGCCCATCCAAGTCGAAACCATTTCCATCGTTTCGGATGTCACCAAATACCCGCCGGTCTTTGTGAATGTGCTGATCGTCACGCTGGCGATGAAACTCGCCCAACTCCTCGAAATCGGATCGGCAGCGGCACCTGTTAAAAAATGAAAGAGCAGTTCTTCGCAGAACTTCAATACCTCACCTCTCAACCGGCCCTCAAAGCGGCGGTTGAAAGTCGAGCGGCGTTCCGTCCCTCGGTCTCGATTTCCGAGGACGAACTCTGCCGCCAAGCGATCCTGCGAATCGGAACCGGCGAACAATTCGGAGCGTCTTCTCACGCTCTCCTTCTTGCCAAGTCCCTCTACCCGCAGGTGCGCGATGCCCTCCTGCTTGCCGGTTCATGGACATGGGCCATGAAGGCCACCACGGTCATTGAAACCCTCCCGCGCCCGGAATACAAGTGGGCTTACCGCTACGCGATTCCCGCAGACTGCCTGCGCGTCTTTCGGGTCAACGACTACGACTACTCGACCGGCGATTCGGCATGGGAGGTCGCTGGGAATTTCGTCCTCACCAATGCCGATTCCGGCTCGCCCGCATGGGTCACCGGTCGCGTCTACGAGGTCGGCAATGCAGTCTCCAACAACGGCGCGGTTTACCGCTGCCTGGTTGCCGGTTCGACCAAGCAGCCCGGAGTTACAGCCGGGTGGACAACCGATTGGGATGTCTGGCTCGGCACGGCGATCACGCTGGAATATGTCAAGAAAGTGACCGAGGTCACCCTCTTCGACTCCTTATTCATAGACTTACTCACGGCCAACCTCGCCTCCAAGCTCGCCGTCCCTCTGACCGGCGATGCCAACAAAGCCGCGCTCCTCGCGAAAGAAACCGAACTCCTCGGCAAAAGCCCCGCGATGCGCCGGGATTCCACCGAGCGCAAGGGTCGGATCAAGCCAGCGTGGATGTCCTCCAAACTCGTCTCGTCCCGCAATGGCGGCGATGGGGTCGATGCCGCGCAGGTCAGCGGAGGCGGTCCCGCAGGCGGCGTCAGCTACCCTTCGCTCCTTGTCCAAGTCGGGACGGTCACGAACCTCCCCACCGGCTCCACTCCCACCGTCACCAACACCGGAGCCAATGACACCGCCGTTCTGAATTTCGGACTCCCCCAAGGCCCAGCGGGAACGGTTCAAGTCGGCACGACGACCACCGGGGCCGCAGGGACGAACGCCAGCGTTGCCGCCACCGGCACCCCGGAGAACCGGGTTCTCAATTTCACCATCCCACGCGGAAATACGGGAGAGCAAGGCCCAGCCGGAACGGTCAACATTGGAACAACCACAACAGGGGCCGAAGGCACCAATGCTTCAGTCGCCACCACCGGGACTCCGGAAAACAGAATTCTTTCTTTCACCATCCCTCGCGGCAATGTCGGAGCGACCGGCCCGGCCAACTCGCTCGCAATTGGATCGGTTACAACAGGAACGGTTGGAACCTTGGCCCAAGCCACCATCACCGGCACAGCACCTAGCCAGACCCTCAACCTCACCATCCCGGTCGGAGCTACTGGAGCCGTTGGCCCAACCGGCCCGATTGCCATCGTTACCTCGCCCACCCCGCCTGCATCTCCAGTTACCGGCATGGTGTGGTTCGACGAGACCACACTCCGCACCTATGTGCGCTACGACGGTGCGTGGGTCGAAACCACCTCTGGCTACACATACTCAATTGGTGATGTTGATGGAGGAACCCCTTTTTCTACTTACTAATGGCTCAAAAATTACAAATTCGACGCGGCACCGCAGCGGAGTGGACTACTGCAAACCCTGTTCTTTCTGAAGGCGAAATTGCCATTGAGTTAGATACTCAAAAGATTAAAGTGGGCGATGGAGTAAAAAATTGGAGTTTATTGCCTTATGTTAAAATAGACATTTCAAGCGTTATTGGCCTTCAAGCCGCCCTAGATAATAAATCTGCGTCCCTTCACACTCATGGTAATATCACCAATGCAGGGGCTATCGGGACAACTACTGGAGTCCCTGTTATTACTGGAACAAATGGAGTCCTCCAAGCAGGCTCGTTCGGGACTACCGCTGGGACTTATTGTCAGGGTAACGACTCCCGCCTTTCGGATGCGAGGACACCCACCGATTGGTCTGTCACCAACGACAAAGTCTCCATTACGGCAGCAATCGCTGACACGAAACTCGCCACCATTTCCACGGCTAACAAAGTGGCCAACTCGGCAACTACTGCTACAAACGCCAGCACGGCCAATGCCATTGTGGCTCGCGATGGAAGCGGGGATTTTTCCGCCGGAACAATCACGGCCAACTTGACCGGGGATGTGACCGGAAATGCCGCTACGGCAACAACTCTGCAAACGGCCCGCACCATCAATGGTGTCTCTTTTAATGGGTCGGCCAATATCACCGTCACCGCCGCGCCGGACTCGCACACCCACGACGACCGCTACTACACCGAGACGGAGATGAATACTCTGTTGGATGGTAAGCAAGCGTCTGGAAGCTACGCGTCTGCCACACACCAGCACGCTATTTCGGATACCACTGGGTTACAGACGGCGCTCGACGGTAAGCAGGCGTCTGGCTCTTATGCCGCTGCTACGCATACGCACGACGACAGGTATTACACAGAGACGGAAGTCAACAACCTCCTAGCAGGCAAACAATTTATTTGCCAGTTCACGAGCGACATTGACGCGAATACGAATCGCCCAGCAGGCTCTTATGGCAGTTATGCGAGTTCTGCAACAAACACCCCAACAGGTTCCGGCATTCTTCACAATTTTACTTCTGGGACTGATGGGTCTGGGGATGGCGCTCAAATTTGGCAAGAGTATGTAACAAACAGGTTGTGGGCGCGGCAGCGATGGGGTGGGAATTGGACAGCTTGGGCTGAAATTTCTTTGGCAGGGCACACGCACGACGACCGCTACTACACCGAGACGGAGATGAATACTCTGTTGGATGGTAAGCAAGCGTCTGGAAGCTATGTGGTAACGACCGACGCTCGCTTGTCGGACGCTAGGACCCCGACCAGTCATAACCATGATGCTTCTAACATCATTTCGGGCACCCTCGCTAATGATAGGCTCCCCGCGAGGCTTGGAGCAACGGCTCAATCAATCTCTGACTGGAATGCTGCGTTGGAGAACGGTTGGTATCAAGGGAACCAAGCAGCTAACGCTCCTGAAGGTGTTTTGGATTGGTGGATTGGGCAGGTTGAAACTCACAACGGTGCTTGGGTTACTCAAACAATTTACCGTTTTACCGCAGACGCCCCGACTAATACTCATATTTGGAGGAGAAGTAGCTCTGACAATGGTGCTGGAGGCAGAACTTGGGGAGCTTGGTATAAACTCCAGCTATCTCAAGCGGAGCAAGACGCTCGATATCAGGCGTCTGGAAGCTATGTGGTAACGA